ATCACTTTGACAGCGTTGTCACAGACCCGCCCTACGGCATAGACTTCTTAGGTAAGAGTTGGGATGCTAACACAGGAGCACTGGAAACATATCAAGAGTGTTTGAGAGTGCTCAAACCCGGAGGACACATATTAGCGTTTTCAGCGGCACGAACATATCATCATCTTGCTATAACATTAGAACAGGCAGGCTTTGAGATACGAGATCAAATAATGTGGATCTATTCCAGTGGTTTTCCCAAGAGTCAGGATGTTGGTCGTGGCATTGAACGCAGTAAGAATAAAGATGCTAAAAGAACTAAGTCAGCAGGTTATAATCCTTCAGGTGAGAACAAGCCAGTTGATACAGGTGTAAATGGATTTAGATGTTATACCTGTGGTAAAGATAGTGCCGCAAGATATGATTGTAAAAATGATCCTTGTGAACTACACCCACCATTAGAAGATGATAAAGCCAAGCAATGGTCAGGTTGGGGCACACAACTAAAGCCAGCACACGAACCCATCGCCCTGGCCCGTAAGCCCTTGAAAGGTAGTATCAAAGACAATTGCTTGAAGTATGGAGTTGGTGCTATCAACATTGATGCTACCAGAGTGCCGTATGAAAGTGTGGATGATTATGATACCTACATCAATAACCTCAAAGGCCCAATGGAGCGAAGCACAGCCCAGGCAGGTGATGGTCTTGGTATGTTTGAAAACCAAACTGGCTTTAAGGCACAAAAAGGTAAGGTAGGAAAATCTACCAACCCTAATATTGCGAATGATGATCGTCCGTCAGGAGGTAGCAATGGTTGGAGTCGTGTGGGCTTCAGCGAGCAGCCTGTGGAGAAGTATCAGGACCAAAAGAAGTCCACCAAACCCAAGATTGGCACAATGGGCAAGACACCACCCAATCTCATGGCCATTGGCACACCTTCCACAATAGAGACCAGTGATGAGCCCTGGATACCCAGCGACCTTGGCCGCTTTCCGTCAAATGTGATAGGTGAGATCCCTGACTATCAGAAGTATTTCTACTGCCCCAAGGTCAGCCGTCGGGAACGACACATTGGGTTTGATGATCCTGGTCCGTTATTTCCTGGAGCAGAAGGTGGTGGCAGAGAAATGTTAGCACAGAGAGATGCTATGGTAATACAGAATAAATCATTGACTACTAATAGTGTTCCAGTAGCACAGAACAATCACCCCACCGTCAAGCCCATAGAACTAATGAAGTATCTGATCAAGTTGATCACACCCCCTGGTGGCACGGTGCTGGATCCATTCAACGGATCAGGATCCACAGGCTGTGCCGCAGTGGAACTGGGCATGACCTATATTGGCTGCGAGTTAGATGCTCGATATGTTGAGATTGCTGACAAACGTATTCGAGCCTGGTATGAGCATTGTAATCCCACAATGTATAATCAATTGTTTGAGCAGAAATAACATGACCTATCAACTACACCAACAAGATTGTTTAGAGCATTTGAGATCAATACCAGATGATTCCATAGATACCATCATATTCTCACCGCCCTACAACAAAAAAGGTGTGCGTGATGGAGTCAAAACCTGCACCAACATATGGTCAGGCAGTAACATTGACTATGATGTGTATGATGACAATTTGCCTGAGCCAGAATACCAGGCCTGGCAGATAGAAATTGTCAATCAATGCCATCGCGTGATTAGACCCACAGGCTCAATATTCTATCAACACAAGATCCGAAACTGGGAACGCCGCGGCTATCATCCCATGACATGGTTGAGTCAGACTCAAGCCCAGTTCTATCAGGAAATAGTATGGCATCGCAAAAGCACAATGGCCATGGATGAACGATACCTGTTCAATACCACGGAAAGAATCTATTGGTTGTGCAAAGGCAAACCACAAGTGTTTAAACAGCAAGTGAGCACAGCCTACCGTTCAGATGTGTGGGCAATACCGCCAGCAAAGAACAATGCTCATCCAGCACCGTTTCCAGAACAACTGGTAGAAAATTGTATCTTGCTGACCACACTGCCTGGCAATCAGGTGTTTGATCCTTTTGTGGGTTCAGGCACTACATTAGCAGTAGCGCAACGTCTTGGAAGAACAGCCTCAGGTTGTGAAATAGATCCCAAATATGTGGCAATGGCACAACAGCGATTGGCACAACACGCAACCTTTAACGCATTATTTGACATATGAACACACCCAAATCATTTGCTCAGGCAAAACTCTACATAGGCACACGCTTGATGTTGTTGTGCGATCGTCACGCCCTGGCTCTAATAGACCTTGCGGATGGCAATGGCGTGAAACTCACAATTGAACCATTAGACATAGAAGACTTTGGTTCAGAATGTCGTGCTTGTATGGCAGCCACGCCTGAGTCAGATGCCCCTGTTATTATTGCTCACTAAACCAGCGGTTTACAGGATACCACTAAATACTATATCCTGAGGATATCTCTAATGCTCGACATAAAAAACATACCCATTGACAAGATCAATCAAAACCGCAAAATCAACGCCAACTTTGTGCGGATGAAGAATCAGATGGATGTGAAGATGGCTTCATATCTACGCTACCTGGGCACCAAGAACGCTATCAATCGTGCCAGTGATTACCACTACTTGGTGTTGGCAGTTACTGACTCAACAGCACCCGTAAACGGCATAGATTATATTCACCCTTCAGTAAAGCCTGCTGTGGATTATGCCACTGCTGTGATCACCAAAGGGCTGGTGCCCAATGGAGAGATCAACTTTGAGTTTGTGCCAGATTCAGAAGAAGACGAAGCAGCCGCCAGACAAGCCACCGAGATGGTTTCAAAGGTTGTGAACCAGATGAACGAACCACACTTCATTATGGAACGCTGGATTATGGACGCTGTGATGCACAAAAATGGTATGATGATGATCAAGCCTGTGCGTGAACAGATTGTGCGCTATGTAGAAACATCGGGCACAGCAGATCAGTTGCTGGCATTTGAACAACAGGCAGCAGAGTCTGGACTCACTGCTCTACGCCAAAGCAAGCGTAGACAAAGTGTAGAGATGGAACGGGTCTTGGCAGAACTGCAACAGAATCTTGGTCCAGAACGTGCTGCCATAGCACAAGCAGGTATGGACGCTGAAATGGCCAGCCTAATGGCCGAGTCCGAAGATGACTTTGATTCAGAAACAGCAGGCCTGGAAGCAGAACAATCAGTGCTACAGGATGCCATCAATCGCAACACCATCTACACTGCCAAATACAAACTCACAGGCTACAACATCAATGTGAAGTTTCACCCTATTGCACAGCACTACTGGATTTGTGATCCCACTGTGCCTGAAATGCGTGATCAACCCTTCTGTGGCTACTATGATCCAATGACCATTCAAGAGGCAATGGAACTTTACCCAGGCATCAACCTGGATGAGTTTGAACGCTTTGCTGAATACAATATGAATGGAGCCTATCAAGCAGGCTCAGTGCTGAACAACCTGGCCATTCACGCAAGAGATTCTGTGCCTGTTATGGGTATTCCTGTGAGTTCAGCCGCATCAGCAGATCCACACAGCCGTCAGATAAGCGTTGTCACTGTATGGAATCGCTTTGACATTGACGGAGACGGAGAATTAGAGTTAGTTGAACTGATCTTTTCAGGCTCTTACATTATATCAGCCCGTGAAGTGGAGTTTATCCCTGTGGCCAATATGTGTCCCAAGCCCTTGCCAGGCAACTTCTATGGTATGTCAATAGCAGAATCAGTTATTCCAATGCAGGAATACGCAACATCGGCCGCAAGAGCCGAGATCCAGTTGGGCCTCTTGACTGCAACGCCAAGATTGGGAGTAAAACCCGACAGACTGGACTTTGAAATGCTACAGGATGGCGAAGCAGCCATCTTTATTCTGGACAGCAAATTCAATCCTGCCACAGACGTGTATCCAGTGCCACCACCATCAGGCAATCTGGCTTTCTTGGAAGTGGCAATGAACCGTATTCAACAGGACACAATGAGTATGATTGGTATGACCACGCCTGCTGATGTGTTCAATCCTGAAGTTATGGCACCTGGCAACTCCGGTATCAAACTGCAAATGGCTCTAACACCCAATCAGATCATTCAAGACAACACAGTT